GGCTGGATTTAATTGCTCATTAAATTTGCAATATAAATAACAATGCAGTACAATTACTGCTACACATTAACACACAGGGAAATAAAAATGTTTAATAAACTATTCGCACCGTATCTAACGCTTGAAGCACATATTGATGCTTTCCAACAAACCAAGCGAGGCCTAACAGATAAGATCATTACTGATCCTACTCTTAATAAGGCTGCACACGATTATATTGATGCTCAGACTGAATTTGCTAAAATGTTAGCACACAACTTCACTGACATTGCCAAGTATTCTGTAGATTCCATTACCAACAAATGGTTTCCTAAAGAAGAAGTAGTTGAGGCTAAAACTACACGTAGCAAGACGGCTACTGCCTAAGACATACACACACAAGGAGAAAATTATGTCAAACACATTTAAAGCACCTGAAGTAAAATTCAACAAAACCGGTTATGAAATCCGTACAGACATTCTCGGAATGGCTAAAAGTCTAGTACAAGAAGATTTCCATGCTAAATTCCAAGGATGGGAATTAACTGCCAAGCGTGATGAGAAGACAGGTCAACTTATTTCCACAGTTGAAATGCCAATTTTCCCGGGACTTGAGAAAGTTTTAGAGACAGCAGAAAAAATGTATTCATTTGTTAATGCTAGTACTACTGCTAAAAAATAATATAATAAAAATATATAGGACGTAGTCCAGAAGCCCCGGCATTAGATCGGGGCTTTTTTACGACCGTTTAGATTGGTTGGCTACTTAAGAATTCAGGATAGCGTTTATTAAAATGACGCATAATAACACCTGCTATCTCGTGTGCTTGATTTTCTTCAGGTGATCCTGTTTCACCGCTATTATCATTAAGTTCATTACGTATATCTTGTTTAAAATGCACTAATTCGTGTGCTACTGTACGTAAAATATCTACTGGATGACGATTAAGAATAGCAACATGTAGAATTTTTTCATCATTGACATACATACCAAAACTCGGCTGGCCACCTGAATCTATTTCAGATTCAAAGTTCATTTTAGGTAGTCTATCTATCTCTAATATTTCCATGGCCAAGGGGAGAAACTTCTTGAACATGTCAACAAATGTTGCTCGAGATTCTCTACCTTCAACTAGTAACTCAGTAATCTTCATAGTATTATTTAGTGCCAGTTACTTTATCTGGCTCCAAGTACGCCTGGAAGTTCAATTGCGCGGACGCCTTTAGCCGTGGCTTCCAACGGAACCTAAGGTAGGTGTTCTATGATGGACTATAAGGGTTACAGGGTCTATCCGTACCATCGTCCTCCGGGTATACCGGATATTCATTATTGCGTTCGCTCATTACTGGCACCAGCTTTGTTTTGCATCGCCATAGTATTCACGAGCAAAACCGTTGGCGATCAACGCGGCTCTAAGACTTTGACCGTTGATTAAAATGTCACCGAGAATACGACCGCCAAACTTGTCCCATCCATATAGAGTTGCCTGAAACTTTCCACCTTGTGCGACTGCGGTTGCAACTGCATTTTTAGTAAAAGCAGAAGCGGCTTCTCCTCTTTGGGCTTCACTAGGACATTGTGCTCTATATCCTTTTTCTGGCGTATCAACTCCAAAGACTCTAACCGCAAGTTCTGGTTTAAGAGGTTTAGGTAGAAAAGGAGCAGCAATAACCACTGTATCGCCGTCGGTTATTCTTAGTATTTGTGCATCATAAGTTACGCCCTGTGGTGTTTTTTGTGCAAATACTAGCATTGGAGCCAGTAACAGTATCGCTAGTAGTTTTTTCATAATAATCCTTAATTAACTACTATTATTTATGTTATCTACGTACAAAATGATAGTCTGCATCGGGACCATTATCACAGAACATACCTAAACAATCAAATCCTTGTTCATCCATATACTTGATAACTTCGTCACGTAGCGGAGCACCTTTATTGTATTCAACAACCTGTAGTTCTAATATAATATGTTTGATATTTTTTATAGTTTCTACTGAACCTTTAATAACATCTAATTCAGCACCCTGTACATCCATTTTAATTAAATCAGGAAGTGGTAATGGTTTTAATCTAACTAAAGCATCAAGTGTTACAGATTTTAATCTTCGACAATGTGATTCATTAAAATATTTAGATGCTTCTGGATTAACATCGGGATTTTCTCTGTAATAACTATTACCACCAGGTGCATTATCATTTTGATAGAAATCAACTTCTTTACCTGATTCGTTGCTTAATACTCCTAGGTGATATTTTAATCCTGATTCCTTATACATAGATTCAAATATATCTGCTGCTTCAAACATTATCACTTCAGCGTTAGGCCAAATTAATCTAACCTGATCTGTCCAATGCATCACACATGCACCAACATCATAAATTATCTTTGGTTCAAATCCTGATTCTTTTAATTTCTTTAGGTAATTAACGTGTGGAGGGGGGTAAGGATATATCTCCCTTAATTCTTTAAGAAATGTCATCACGTTACCATCATTTGAGAATGTTTTGTTTTCTATTTTTTCTATATTCGTATCTATATTAAATGTAAAACTTCCAGTATGTCGGCATAGTATATTAGGATCAGCCCATAACTTAAATCCTTTTTCTCTGGCCTTTCTACAGAAGTCTACATCTTCGGATACAGTATTACTATGATTAATTGCACTGTGATATTCAAATTGCGGATATCCTATAGCCTTCATTACCTCTGCTTTGATCAACACACACCCAAAGCCAGCACCTGCTATTTCTACTATTGATCTACCTTTAAGTTTTCCATAAGGCATATTAGCAACCCCACCGGTTGGAGTTGGTTCATAAATTTCAAGTACATGTTGTCCCGGCTTACGTTGTATGTATAGTCCGCTAACAAAATCTTTATCGTGTGCTAGTAATTTTACCAGTGTGTCGGGATTAAAAGAAATGTCACTGTCAACAGAGAACAAGTAATCGTAACCTTTAACCACCCAGTCAGCAATAAGATTACGAACTTGATCTACATTATATCCAAAGAAATATTGAAATGTTGTTATATATCCCTCAGGCACAATTAAATCATAGATACTTTTAAAAGTATCAGGTTCGATATTACGTGCGGTTGGAATGGCTATTAATATACGTTTCTTTGCTGCTGGAGGTATTTCAACTGCCTCAACTACTTCAACTACTGGTGCAGCATCTTTAGAAATTTGTTCATTTATTTTAAATTTAATACCATCGTATATTACTCGTTCACGTTCTAAGAAACCTGCTGTTATGTTTCTATCAGATGTTGTGGCGGCAAATTGTGTAAAATGTTTCATGTTTGTTATAAGATAATTCTTCTTACCTTTTCTTAATTGTAAATTGAATATAAAGTCATCACCAAAATAGATTTCAAGTCCTTCTGGTATGTCTGTCCAAGAGTCTTTATGCATAAACATAAGACAACCAAACCCATATGTATGTTGTCCCGTCCATGGTATAATATCTATCGATCCATCTGTTACTGGAATTTGATCAAAGTCAGATACACCGGGATATAATCCAAATATTCCTTCATTGCCCAATAATGAATCCTGCAATCTAATAAACACATTAGTATCAAAGGTAACATCATCATTGACAATGCATAATCTATCATTGGTTGAATGCTTGACTCCTATATTCCATGCTGGATTTACATATGTGTTTTTTCCAAAACTTAATAATTTAATTTTAGAATTACCAAACACAAGAGAACTAGGTCTATGTACAGTATCATTATCTATAATAATAATTTCACCCACTGAAGGACAATCACATAGTGTTTGTAGGAATCCTACAAATTGATCTGCTACACGCCACATAGTAGGAATGATAATAGAATATTTTTCTATTCTTCCTTTGTTAATTATTTGACGAGCATTTTTATTTTGTTCTTCTGCGTTAACTTTATAATCATTTAATGGACTTGCATCATTATAATTATAAACAATGTCTTGTAAACATTTGACTTTGTTAGGATCTGCTGCTTCTATTAGAGCATAAAATACACTGCCATCACCACCTGCTTTGTACCATTGTCCACTGTTATCTTTAAATTGACTGTCATCTATATTGTTCAACAACTCTTTACGGAATGTACGTAAATGTGTATAAGGTAGAATCCAATTAAAATGATGCTGTCTATATTTCTTATTCTGTTTAATTTCGTTAGGGTATGGCTGGCTAATCAACGGAATGTTATCAACCATACTCCAGCATGATCCATAGGTAAAATCTGTAGTACCATCATATATAAAATTATATCGAGATAAGATAGTATTGTCATTGACTAAACTATCATCACCGTCTAACAACATTACAATAGCATCATCACTAATTCTAGATCTAATGTTTTCTATTTGATTTTTAACCGCACCAACATTTTCAGTATTAGAAATAAAAATAAATTTCTTTCTAATATCTTCAGGCAATGCATTTAACACGCTGGCTGCTACTTCTAAAGTATTATCTTTGCTACAGTCATCTATTAGTATATGTTGATAATTGTCATAATCTTGTGTTGCTACACTAACAATGCAACGACCTATATATTCAGCACAGTTATAGAATGTGCTGACAATAACAATCTTTTGTTCATTGCCTGTTTTATAGTTTTCTAATTCAATAGTGTTATGGAATTTACGATTCCA